AAAGAACCTGTTAGTAATTATCTTAGTTTACATATGACTACTAATGCTAGTCCAGGATTTAATTGGTGGAACAAATGGTTAACAGCAACAGAGGGATTAGATCGTAAAAGTATAACAGCAAGTTATCATGCAGAATTTTCTGATGAAAAAGAATTTGCAGGGAAACTTGTATTCTTGCAAGATCAAGGAGTGTTAGTAACAATCAATCAAGTTATGGTTCCTGCTATGTTTGATGAATATCGTGCAAGAGCTCAACGTTTTAAAGATCAAGGATTACACGTTACTCTTAAACCACAAAGTAATGATACAGCAAGTGCAGTAGTTGAAGGATATACTTTTGATCAATGGGAAATATTACAAAATGATATGGAACAAGAAACGAATCAAGTTGCATTATATGATAAAGAAGGAAAAGAATATACTTTAGATCAAGCAGAAAGATTAAATGCTCATCAGTTTAATAAATTTAAAGGGTGGATGTGTAATGCAGGTTATCAAAGTTGTATTGTTCGCGAACCAGGCGGCGAAATTAAAAGAGGATATAGCTGTCATGATGATCCTTTAGGTACTATTGAAGATGGATTTACTTTATTTAAAGAACCTAAGGTTTGTATAACACCGACTTGTGTAAGTAGTGCAGATAGTAAAATACCAAAAGAAAGTGTATGAAAATAGATATTAATGATATAGCTTATTGGATGGATGCAATCCGTGATGAAGATAATCATCAACGTTATCATATGCTAGAAAGCTTCTGGCACGGACAACTTAAAAGTAAAGTTTGGTTATGTGACGAACTTCCTAAAGTTACTCATGCAACAACAAATAAAATAGTTATTTTTGGCGGTTGGTATGGAGTATTATCAACAATGCTTTTTAATAGTGAGCTTGGTGTTAGACATATTACGAGTGTTGATATTGATCCTAGATGTGAAGAGATAGCAATAAAGATGAATAAAAAATATGAAATGGCTGAACCGTCTGCTTTTAAGGCAGTTACAGCAGATATGTGTGATTACGAATATACAGAACATCCGCAGATTGTTATTAATTCAAGTTGTGAACATATTACGCAAAAACAATACGATGCTTGGTTAGAAAAAATAGATCCTGATACATGGATAGTTGTACAAAGTAATAATTTTGCATCACATAAAGAACATATTAATTGTTCTGCTAGCCTTGATGATTTTAAATGGAACTCTAAAATTAGTAAACCTTTTTATTCAGGCACATTAGAATTACCTGAATATGATAGGTATATGATAATTGGAAGAAAATGAAAACTAGATTAATAGATAAACAGTTACAGAACGAAATGTTACAAACAATTAATGCTCATGCTTTAAGTTATGGAAAAGGAAAAGCTATTGATTCAAGAGTTATATATGCTATGACTTTAATACCAAGGCATCATTTTGTTAAAGAATTATCTTACGAAGATATGCCAGTTCCAATCGGTCACGGACAAACTATTTCCCAACCTTTCATTGTAGCATATATGACTGATATGCTTCAACTCCAACCATTGCATAGAGTATTAGAAATAGGAATGGGTTCAGGTTATCAAGCCGCTATATTATCTGAATTAGTACAAGAAGTTTATACTGTAGAACGAATTAAAGAATTATATGAAATGACTGCACCAAAACTTAAAAAGTATGAAAATATTATTAGTAAAGTTGGCGATGGTTATAAAGGGTGGAAAGAATTTGCACCTTATGATAGAATTATGGTAACAGCTATGGCAGACGAAATCCCAACTGAATTAACAAAACAATTAGTAGATGGTGGAAAAATGATTATACCTGTTAAGGGTAAATTATTATTAGTTACAAAGAAAAAGGAAATTGCTGGGGTTCCATTGATTGAGCAACAATCTTTAATAGGAGTAAGATTTGTCCCATTTGTAAAGGATGTCTTAGATGAAGATGTTTGCTAGTATACAAAAATCTATTAGGTCTGGGAAGTTCTTACCAACTGCTGGTAATAATGATATAATTAATAATTTTACTGCTGGTGGTACAGATTCTAACGAGTTATATCAAAAGAATCTTAAAACACAATCTAACGATTGGGAGTATAGAACCAAGCCAGTTAATTACACTCTTAATAAACATCATTACCGAACAGAACAATTTGCAGATATTGACTGGGCAGAATCAGTAGTTATATTTGGGTGTAGTGCGGTATTTGGTGTTGGAGTTGATGATGCTGATACTGTTAGTAGTCAATTATCTAGTATACTTAATCGACCTGTAATCAATATGGGCGTTGGTGGAAGTTCTATTACCTATTCATTGCATAATTCAATAATTTTAAATGCTAACTATCCAACTCCTAAAGCAGTAGTTCATCTGTGGACAGGATATGATCGAACAGTATATTATCATCGTAAAGATTTAACTTTTTATGGTCCGTGGAACGTAACGCCTAGTAACTATATAGGTCGTTGGACAGAATCTAAAGAACACGGAGAGATACACGCCTTATTTGCTAGTTTAACTAGTAAGCAACTATGGGAAGATATTGAGTATTATGAAGCAAGTTACTTCCAAGAAACTGCTAAGGTTATGAGATGTGATGATTTAGGTTCTCCTCGTCCTAATGTATCGGATAAAGGAAGAGACAATATTCATCCTGGTAGGCAAACTATAAGACTTGTTGCAGAAAGAATAGCTGGTAATTTAGATGTATAAGATAGACGACATAACATCAATACACTTTGAGGTGACAAGTAAATGTCAAGCTCGTTGTCCTATGTGTCCCAGAAGAATTAATGGTGGTCCGTTAAGAGATGGAGTAGATTTAGAAGAAGTTTCATTAGCAAATTTTATAGACTGGTTCGATATTGACTTTATTAAACAATTAGACCATCTCAGTATGTGCGGTAATTTAGGTGATCCAATGATAGCAGAAGATACTCTTAAGATTTTTAATTATTTGCGTGAACATAACCCTCATATGGCACTAGTAATGAATACCAACGGTAGTGGTAGAAATAAAGGATGGTGGCAAGCTCTTGCGTTTTATAAAGTTAAAGTTATATTTGGGATTGATGGATTAAAAGATACACACTCTTTATACAGAATTAGCACAGATTGGGAAAGAATTATAGCTAATGCACAAGAGTTTATTAGTGCAGGAGGAGATGCTCGTTGGGATATGTTAGTTTTTAAACATAATGAACATCAAGTTGATGCTTGTGAACAGTTAAGTAAAGAGCTAGGATTTAAAGGATTTAGTATTAAACACACTACAAGATTTAGGGATGGTAAATTAGATGTTATTGATGATGACTATAATATTACCCATACGCTTTATCCTACAAAGAGAAGCGAAGATATGATTGGGAAAGTAAAAACTGCTGAAAGTGAATTATTACCAACTATTACTTGTAAGGCAAAAGAAGATAGTCAATTATATATAAGTGCTACTGGAAATGTTTCACCTTGTTGTTGGTTAGATTTAGAATGGGTACCACAAACAGCAAATACACGCATGGACTATATGACAAAGGTTAAAAAATTTCCTAATTTACATAATACAAGTTTGCGTGAAATATTTGATAGTGGCTTCTTTAGTACCATTAGTGGGTGTTGGACAACAACCGGATTAAAAGAATGTTCGAAACAATGCGGTACTTTTGATAAACTAAACAAACAGTTTGAAAGGCATGAGCATGAGTAAAACATTTTGTCCTTTACCTTGGATACATTTAGCAACAAGACCTAATGGAGATGTTAGAGTATGTTGTACTGCTAATGCCAGTGGTGCAGGTCTAAACGATGATAAAACTGTTGGACTAGTTAAGCAAGATGGTATTGCTATGAACTTGCGTGATCATACAATAGAAGAAGTATTTAATAGTCACCATATGCGTAGAACAAGACTACAAATGATTGCAGGAGAAATTCCAAGTAGTTGTAAAAAATGTTTTGAAGAAGAATCAAAAGGTATTACAAGTAAGCGTCAATGGGAAACTAGAGAGTGGGCACAAAGATTAGATTTGCAAAAACTAGTTAAAGATACAAAACATGATGGTACTGCTCCAGTTAATATTCCATACTTTGATTTAAGGCTTGGTAATTTATGTAATCTTAAATGTATAATGTGTAGTCCACATGATAGTTCAGGTTGGATTGAAGAATGGAAGGTACAATATCCATTGTATACTAATCCACAACTTAAACAAGATCAATCTTGGGACTCAAGTTATGATTATACTTGGTATAAAAAAGGTTCCTTTATTGAGTCAATGAAAGATCAAGCACAATATATTAAAGAACTTTATTTTGCAGGCGGTGAACCGTTAATGATTCCTGAACATTATAATATATTAGAATTTATGGTTGATGAAGGTTATGCAGAAAGCTGTAATTTAAGATATAATTCAAATGGTTTAGAGTTATCTGATAGACTATTTAAACTTTGGGAACATTTTAAAGAAGTACGATTTAATTTTAGTATTGACGGTGTTGGAGAACGTAATGATTATATACGTTATCCTAGCAAATGGAAAGATGTTGAAGCAAGTTTAAAAAGACTAGATCTTAATACAAAAAATAATACAATAATTAATATTGCTTGTGCAGTACAGTTATTAAATATTCCTTATATTAATGAACTTGCTGAATGGAAAATGGACCAAGGTTTTACTAAAATTAACCCAGCACCATTTGGTGGCGGAGTTATAGGAACGCATTTAGTTTATCTTCCAAGTCATTTAAACGTAAAAGTTTTACCACAGCCAGCAAAAGAATGGGTTAAAAATAAGTTAGAAACGTTTATCGATAGGCAAAAGTTTAATTTGGAATTTAATAACAATCCATTTGGAAAAAACAGATGGCATGGACTTATTAAATATATGATGGAAGATGATTGGAGCCAAAAACTGCCATCACTTCGTGAGTACTTAGATATATGTGATAAACGAAGAGGAACTAATTATAAAGAGACGTTTAAAGAGGTAGGTGAATTTATAAATGAATAAAAGACAAATACGAGCACAACTGTATAGCAGTTTATGTAATTTAGGCCAAACAGCTAAACTTAAATTTAATATAAACGGGTATGAAGTCATCCATCAACTTGAAAAGTTTAAAGATAACTGGTGTCCTTATAATGCTAATAAAGATACAGTAAACAATAGATGGGGATTACCTGTTACAAGTCATTCAGGTGATGTAATGGACAATTATCATTTGAATAGTTTTGGATATATGCAAAAATATAATGATGTAACAATGAATGAAGAAGACTTTGTCATGCCTACGGCTGTTTATGATAGTGTACCTGACCTAAAAAAATTAGTAGATGTATTTAGACCTGATATAGGTAGAGTACATTTATTAAGAATTGATAAAGGAGGTTTCTTTCCGCCTCATAGAGATTTCCCTGGACTTGGACCGGAGTATTTTAGATTGTTATGCGTGTTTGGAAATTGTAAACC